GCTGTGTTTGATTACCTCCTTAAGTCACAACATGTTGCCATTAATGACCGTAAGTCTTCGAACGCCGACTCGATACACAAGGAGACCTGTGGGTATTGGATTTTACAATCCAGTGACGGGTCGTTACGAGAAATCAGCCCCTTTCGGGCTCCTCGTCTTTCAAGTGATGTCGTGGGAAATCTCTCATCCTTACGATCTGCCTATGAGCGTTGCATGCATTCTGAGTTTTCTCTGGAATTGCTTATTGCATACGCTACGAACTTTTCTCACTCTCTTGAGTTTCTTAACAATGAATCGCATACCAGCAACTTCCTCGGGTCTCCCGTTGGTCCAGGACAATCTGTCCGTGAATGCCGTCTTAGACGACGCAGGACAATTAATGTTCCAGATGAAATCGCATACGTCTTTGGATTCAGAGATTCAGAAGCTAGTCCGAGAGAATCCCGGCGAGTTCCAGTGGAGCGTGGGAGGATCGTTAAATATATTGATCCTGCGAAACCGCGTTTCGAACGCCCCTCTAGTACGTCATCGAGTAGTGTTTCCGAACGAGAGGTTGATGCCTTTCGGCCCCGATCCTCTATTGGAGGTCCTACGCGATCGTTGACCAACAGATGGGTAGCATCCTTAACTCACTCGGTCACTTGGTTACAAGGACTTGAGTTGACAAGTTAATCAGCTAAGGGAGCAAGTATATGACTGAATTGCAGTGCCTTCTCACATTCCTTTATAACTTACGTTATCCTGGTGTGTCAAAGGATGCTTCTCGTCTGACCCGTCAACTCGCTTACATCTTACGATGGAGCGATTGGGATCAGGCAGCCAATCTCGTCCGCGGTATGCTGTTACTAGATGACAAAATTGTAGAAGGGCTAAACAATCGTCGGTTCACACCGATATGTTCTAGCGCTTTCTCCCCCTATCCTCAATCAGTTCTTCCCAAATTTCTTTATGGGCTGACTTCTCAGATATTCGACCCGACGACGGGCGATTTATTGTCTAGTTACAGTTCTCGCGCAGTTGAGATGGCACTATCGGCACTTAGAATGGTCCGACGGTGCTCTATACCCGGTTTTCAGAAGCTCGCTGACGATCTTGCGATCGCCGACTTCGTTGCTTCTCAGGAGTCCTTGGAACCCCCTGTTTCAAAAGTTTGTAGTGATCTCGAGTCAACTCGTATTGCACACTCTATTGCAGACGTCTGGGGTTTCTTACTACATGACTTCGATGACAATCTCCAACTCGGATTTCCCGGACCTGGTGTCACCCTTGACATGCAGTTTCCTTACTCACCTACTACGTGTGTCGTTGATACTCGGACCCTCCGAGGACTTACGCGCGATGCAATGGTCAAAGCTGTGGCAAACTTCCTTCCGGAAGACGGGGAATACCCTTGGCCCAGTTGTGATATCGTTCGAGCTTATCCCTACGATTACTCTCGTATTGGTCGTATCGTTTCCGTAGAAAAGTCCTTCAAGATTGGTCGCGGAATTACTATCTCACCTCTTTCGAGTGTATCAATAGCCGCAACTCTCCGTAAGACTGTCTGGAATTGCTTCAAGCGCCGCGGCGTCATGAAGTTTTGCAATGTTTCAAATCAGCGTAGATCGCATAGGCTTCTAAAGAGAAGGTTTAAGAATCTTTGTCTTCGAGATGTTGAGCGTGGGTCTACTTGTTTTTCAGTGCTTAGACAATTGGTTTACCTTTCCAAATGTCCTACTGCCTTGAGAATGTTCGACGATTCACGCCTTTTATACATCGAATATGAAGATCCGAAAACTGGACCTCGCCTTGTACCTATCAGCACTCTCACTATGGGAGATGCTTCGTGCACTGCATTACTTACAGGCGACATGTTCGTCATCGCATTCCTTTCAATCGCATCTGTGGAGTTCGGTTTTCCGATTGGTTCCTCGATGGATATCGATATGTTTGAACGCGCACTTTCTTTCATCATAGAAAACGGAGAAGATATTATCGCCTTCGTTGGTGATGACGTCGTGATAGACGAACGCTACGCTGCTGTGTTTGATTACCTCCTTAAGTCACAACATGTTGCCATTAATGACCGTAAGTCTTCGAACGCCGACTCGATACACAAGGAGACCTGTGGGTATTGGATTTTACAATCCAGTGACGGGTCG